TATCAGGCGCATCTTGCTGATCCCAGAGTGCAATACCCACGATGACTAGAACTACTATCCGCTCAGAAGATATTGTAAGCCCATTAGATTTATCAGATGGCGTATTACAAAAACCAGAATTAAAAGATTATTCAGAAGCAGTAAATGCTATTGGCTCTACTGGAGGCGGAACGCAAGACATCGACATGACGCTTGGCAATGTAGTTACTGCAACTGTCGATACTTCTGCTAATACATTCACTTTTTCCAATCCTCCGGCATCGGGCAAGGCGGGGTCGTTCACGTTGATCTTGACCAACGGTGGATCACAGACAGTGAACTGGCCAGCCGCTGTAGATTGGGCAGGAGGCACAGCGCCTACATTAACTACTGCTGGCGTTGATGTTCTAACTTTTACTACTGTTGACGGCGGCACTACTTGGTATGGGTTTGCCGCTGGTCTGGATATGCAGTAATGCCTTTAGGGGCAAACAAGGCGGCTTTATATGCCGCTTCCAATGCTGGTTTTTCTGCTACAGGCGGAACAATAACTACATCTGGTAGTTATAAAATTCATACCTTTACCTCTAGCGGAACCTTTCAAGTTACTTCTGGAGAAGCAGACGTAGAGTATCTTGTTATTGCTGGCGGAGGCGGAGGAAATGGCGGAGGTGGTGGAGCAGGTGGCTATAGATGTTCTGTTTCTGGAGAAACTTCTGGGGCAAATAGTTCTGCTGAATCAGCCTTAACTGTTTCTGTTGGATCTTACACGGTAACAGTAGGCGCTGGTGGAGCAGGAGGGGCAAGTCCCGCTAATGGTTCTAATTCTGTTTTTAGCACAATTACGTCAACAGGCGGTGGTTATGGCGGAGGTTCTGAAAATGGAAACAGCGGCGGTTCTGGCGGAGGAGGTGGATGGGACAATTACTCTGGCGGAAGCGGCACAGCATTGCAAGGAAGAAACGGTGGAAACGGCGCTAATGGTGTTTATGCTGGAGGCGGCGGTGGAGCATCTGCAGTTGGCGGAAATGCTGTTGGAACTGGGCCACCGGGAAGTGGAGGAAATGGAATTTCATCGTCAATAACAGGCTCTTCTGTTGCTAGAGGGGGCGGCGGTGGAGGCGGTGGAGTTTATGGCGCATCTGGTGGGTCTGGCGGTGGAGGAGCAGGCGCATCTTCAAACGCTACTAGCGGAACAGCAAATACTGGTGGTGGTGGCGGTGGTATTTACAATTCTTATCCAGCGGGTTCTGGAGGTTCTGGAATTGTAATCATTAGGTACTTGGCATGAGTCATTTTGCAAAAATTGAAGAAGGCTTGGTTACGCAGGTTATCGTCGCAGAACAAGATTTTATTGACAAACAAGACGGCCAATGGATACAAACTTCTTACAATACTAGAGGTGGTGTTCACTACGATCCTAATACTGGTGAAGCAGACGGCGGCGTAGCGTTACGAAAGAACTATGCAGGTATTGGATTTGCTTATGACAAAGATCGTGACGCATTTATTCCGCCGAAACCATACGCAAGTTGGACTTTCGATAATGCCTCTTGCCTATGGGAAGCACCAGTTCCTATGCCAGCAGATGGCAAAGCCTACCGATGGAATGAGGAAACATTATCTTGGGAATTATTAGATGGCATTAACTAAAGTAACATCATCAATGACAGAAGGAGGCGATGACCTCCAGACTGATATTGCTTTGCTTGGATTTAAAGTAGCGGCTAATGGATCGTTAGCGGCTTACGGATTAAGCAAACAAGCAATTGATGCGTTTGAGGATGCTAGCGGTGTAGATTCTGGAGCATCTAGTAGTGCAGTTAGAAATTCTAGTTCTTATTATTCTGGTATAGTTTCTGGAACTGTAACTGGCGGAACTATAACAACTTACGGTGATTACAAAGTTCACACTTTTACTTCTAGTGGAACTTTTACTACAGATGTTGCTGGAACAGCGGATATTCTTTTGGTTGCTGGCGGTGGCGGTAGTGGTGGCGCTCACTATGATGGTGGCGCTGGAGGAGGCGGTGGTGGAGGAGGATTTAGGCCATTATCTTCTCAATCTGTTACCGCAACCTCTCATACAGTAACCGTTGGCGCAGGAGGCATTGCTGGAACTACAGGCGGAGATAATGGTGGGACAGGTGGCAATTCATCTTTTGGCGCTCTTTCCGCATCTGGAGGCGGTGGAGGTGGATATGGAACTAATGGCACAGGCACTACAAAAGCAGGCGGCAATGGCGGGTCCGGCGGAGGTGGTGGATATGGCACAACAGGCGGCCCTAATTTAGCGGGAGGTTCTGGAAACGCTGGAAGTTACAGTCCATCAGAAGGAAATTCTGGTGGAGCATCTGGAAGCACTAATACTGGTGCTGGTTCTGGTGGAGGCGCATCAGCCGCAGGAACTACCCCATCATCAGCAAATACTGGAGCCAATGGCGGTGCTGGTTCAGGAAATGATTGGCAAACTGGTTCTACTCAATATTACAGCGGTGGTGGCGCTGGCGCAGGATTTAACACTGGTACTGCTTGGTCTGGCGGCACGGGTGGTGGTGGAGGTTCTGGATCAAATAGCAATGGATATATAGGTACTGCTGGAACAGCAAATACTGGTGGTGGTGCTGGTGGCTCTCATGGCGCTGGTGGTTCTCATAGAGCAGGAGCGGTTGGTGGATCAGGCATTGTAATTGTTCGTTACAACGCTAACACAGGTTTTATTTCATACAGTAACATGACATTAGTTTCTAACGCTTCAACAGCAGATGCCGCTCCAAACAAAGCCGACATCGTAATGACCTATACCAACGGCGCTGGTATTGCAACAATTAATACTGATCTTAAAGCATATGTATCAAGAGATGGTGGTACGACTTGGACTCAGGCTACGCTAGTGGCAGACGGAACAAGCGGAGGTCACAGCATCTTGGTGGCACATAACATCGACATATCTTCGCAACCTTCTGGTACGTCAATGAAATACAAAATTGAAACGCTGAACCAGTCAGCATCTAAAGAAACACGCATACAGGCTGTCAGCCTCGGGTGGAAATAATGCCATATATCGGCAACCAACCAGCACAACTAGGAGCCTACGCAGTTGAGTCATTCAACGGCGGTGGTAGTTCTTTTACTCTTTCTAAGTCAGCCACAACCGAAACGGTACTTCTGTTTATTGATGGTGTAAGACAAACACCAGTAGATGCCTATAGCGTTAGCGGTACTACGTTGACTACTACGGCTACTACACCATCTGGAACTAACAATGTCACGGTACAGTTTCTTGGCGACGTTGTAGATTTTGGCGAACCCTCTGATAACTCTGTTACATCTACTAAGATTGTAGACGGTACGATTGTTAATGCAGACATCAATGCTAGTGCGGCTATTGCGCTATCTAAATTAGCCAGTGATCCTAGCAATGCTTCTAACCTTTCTTCTGGTACTGTGCCTACCGCTAGGCTTGCATCTGGCACGGCGAACAGCACTACGTTTTTAAGAGGAGATCAGACTTGGGCAAGTGCTGGAGAAAATAATAAACCAGCGTTTGTTGTTCGAATGACTGGCGATCAAACACTTGGCGATAATGTAAATACAAAAGCAACTTTTAATGCCGAAATTATTGACACAGACGGATGTTATGATCCATCTACTAATTACCGATTTACCCCAACAACGGCTGGTAAATATTTGCTTTATGCTGTGTACGCTTTTGAACTAACAAATGCTTTAGGGCCATGTCTTTTAAGGTTGTATAAAAATGGTTCTCAAGTTCAACAATTATTTAATAAAGGACATCCTAGTTATGTTCCGTCAGGCGCTACATTATCTTTTTCTAGTATTCAAGATGCAAATGGAACAAGCGATTATTTTGAGGTTTATATACAAGCGGATGCAGATAATGGTGGCAACGTAATTGGCAAGGCTTACGGATGTGAATTTGGTGGTTTTAAAGTATACGAAAGTTAATTAAATTATTAGAGGAATAAAACATGGCATCAATGAGTTATCAAATTAGAGCGTATGTTGGTCGAGATATTAACTTTCGATCTGACGTTATCCTACAGGATGATGGGCAAGGCGCTTACATTAAAGAGTGGAATATTCCAGAAGCGCAACCTACAGTTGAGCAACTGGCTGGCTATGACGCACAGGCTGACGCTATTGTAGCCGAAGAGAAAGTTATTGCTGACCGCATTGCTGGATACGGTGGATACGGCGATCAGTTAGACATGATGTACTGGGATGAGGTTAACGGCACAACTACTTGGAAAGATCATATCGCCGCAGTAAAAGCGGCAAACCCAAAGGTATAAGTTATGGCATTAGAAAGCGCATCATTTATTAACGGTCTGGTAAGTACCAACCCTACAGGAAGTGACAGCATCTCGCAGGGCGATGACCATCTGCGCTTGCTCAAAACCGTACTTAAAGCCAGCCTGCCAGACGTAGATCAGGCGGCGGCAACCGTTATCGTTAAGGCTACTGCCCCTACGACTCAGGTTAAAGGCACTATCTGGTACGACACTTCTGCTGACAAGATTAAGATTAACACCGCTACTACAGGCTCTTCCCCTAACTGGGTTGAGTTAGGTGTTGGCGCTCCGTGGAATGGAACTGCTTTTAATACTTTGGCTGGTTCTTGTATGTTTCGTGCAACAATGTCTAGCGTACAAAGCCTTCCTAATGCAGAACTTACAAAACTTCAGTTTGATACAGAAGTTTTTGACATTGGTTCTAATTACGATAACGCTACAAACTATAGGTTTACTGCGCCAGTAGATGGCAAATACTTTTTTAATGCGGCAATGCGTAGCAGTAGCACACATGGTTCTGATGATGATCTACATATTTACAAAGACGGATCAGCATATGCTAGTGAATCTCAGTTCAACCAAGTGTCAGGCCCAGAATATGTAACCGCTTCTAACACTATGAATATTAGTTGCATTATGAATATGACTGCTGGGCAATATGCTGAAGTTTTTGCTTTTACAGAAGTTGGCCCGTGGAATATGAGCAACGGCACTACTACTACATTCTTTGAAGGATACAGATTAGCCTAATGCCTCTAGTACCTATTGAAAACGTAGGCCAGATAGGGATTATTCAAGATACTCCGCCGTACAATCTTCCTCCTAACGCATGGTCAGACGGTAACAATGTAAGACTCCTTGATAACGGCGTAAAGAAAATCGCTGGGTATCAAGAGGTGCTTGCTACTTGCCCATTTGCCCCCTACTACATTCATCCTTATCGAACCGCTAGCGGCACATACTTTTGGTTAGCGTATGGCGCTACAGATATTGCAGTATGGAATGGCGCTAGTTGGGTAGATGTTACACGACAGGCTACGCTACAGTTAAATGGCGCTGTTACTGCGGGTGGGTCTAGCATTACTGTAGATACTGGCGCGGCATTGACTGCTTTACCTACAAGCGGAACGCTGGACATTGGTATTGATACTGGAACCGCTAACAAGTACGAGACACTTACATATACCGCTAGAGACACAGGTACAGGTGTAATTACGCTATCTGGCACGTTAGCGTATGACCATCCTGATAACGCTGTTGTAACGCCTGCAAGCACAACCACTACTTCTGATAGCGATTACACGGCTAACACCACTAACCTACGATGGACTGCTACTAACCTTAACGGTTTGGTTGTAGCAACCAATGGGTCGGATACTCCGCAGATGTGGCCTTTGTCGGCTGGTATTCCAAGTACAGGGGTTCCGTTTATGGAACTGCGTAACTGGCCTGCTGGAAACAAGTGTGCATCTATCAGGTCGTTTAGAACATTCCTTGTTGGATTAAACTGGGCAAGACCAAACCCAGAGCCACGACTTGTTAAATGGTCTACTGAAGCATCATACGGTAGCCCACCCGCAACGTGGGATGAGACTGATGCTACGCTGGATGCTGGCGAATATGAATTGTCTGATACGCCGGGAGATATTATTGACGGTCTGCCATTAGGTGATTCGTTTATTATTTACAAAGATGACAGCATCTACATTATGAATTATGTTGGTACTCCCTACATATTCTCATTTAAACTGCTGTCGCCGACTATTGGACTGTTGTCAAAAGAAGCCGTAGCGGAGTTTGAGGGCGGTCATTTTTTCATGGGTAACAGCGACTTCTACCTTTGTAATGGTCAAACTGTAACTCCGCTTTTGCCTAACAAACTGCGTCGTACCGTGTTTGATGAGTTAAACGGCGACAACTACAAGAAGTGTTTTGTAGCGGCAGATTATGTACGAAACGAGATGATGGCTTGTTATCCATCAGGATCGTCTGAGGTTGTCAATAGAGCGGTTATTTGGAACTGGAAGAACAACGCATTTACCTTTAGGGATTTGCCTAACACTTCCCACATTAACTCTGGCGTTATTGACATTACCACAGGAACAACGTGGGATTCTGTCACAGAGTATTGGGATGA